CGCCCGTGGCTGTACCGTCCTCATCTGGGTCCGTGCCGCTGATGTTGGAAATTTGCAGACCGCTGTTGCCGCCCAACCGATATGTGGTGTCTGGCCTCGGGTTGCGCACCGCCTGCGGGTCTTCCACAGGGTACATACCCAATTGAAGCTGCGGATGGTCGGGCTCCCAGCAGGCTGAGCACACCAGCATGTTGACCTGCTTAGTCTTGAGCGTGTACGTCTTCAGCTCCTTGAGCTTGAAGCGAAAGCCGCAGCGATCACACTGCGCAATCGCAAACTTGCCGGACGAAAAACGATTGGGCATCAGAACGCCCCAGCGATGTACTGCCTGCGCGGCACAAACCGAACAGCCGCCTTCTCGTGGTCTTCCTGCGACGCCAAGTCCCACGCCTCGTCATACTGCTGTTTGAGGATCGGCAGCCGGTCCAGCGCACCGGGCACTTTGAGCGCCATGTAGTACGACAGCCCTGCAACCATGCAGGGGATGAACCTGAACGGCACGTCCATCACGTTGACGCCGCCCCCAGCGTCCTGCACCCGGCGCATGCGCCAGTACACAAACTGGTACGTGGGGTTGCCCACAGTGCCTTGATCTGGCGTTGGCCAGACCGTGATGCGCGGGGTGTTGTTGATGTACACCGCCGTGCCCACCGCAGGGGTTGTCTGGCTCGTGCCGTTCTGGGCCCGAAAGACGCCGCCAAGCTGCGTGCTGTTGTTGATCCAGCCGTAGTAGATCGTCTCGGTGCCGATGTTGAGGAAGCCCAGCGTGGGCAGGTTGGCCGTGGACGACAGCGTCAGGGTCTGGGCCCCCGTGTCTGCGCTCTGGTACGTGAACCCCGTTGGAGAGACTTGCCCGTCCAGCCGCTGCACCCAGAGCTGGATTGGCCGGGCTTGCGTCAACTTGTTGGGGATTGTTGCGTAGGTAGAAACACTGATACGCGTAATCGTCAGGTCGGCCTGATTGGACTGCTGGTTGGGCTGGGTGCGGATCACATGGTCGAGCAGGTCCACCGTGTCGGTGGGCAGCGCGTAGGTGTTGATGCCCTGGACAAGCGGGATGGTGCCCTGCTCAAACGTCCACATGTTGACGCCACGGTTGGCCCAATCGGCAAACAATAGGTTCATGGAGCGGCGGGCTGTCTTGAGATCGTAGCCCGTACGCATTTCCGAGCCCACGCGCTCAAACGCCTCCTCGACGATCTCAGTCAGATCGAGGTTGAAACTGCTTGCGCCTGATGTGGTGGCCATTATTTCTTCCCCAGCTTTTCGCGTTCTTCAAGGAGTCTGACTTTGACCTGAAGCTCGTTGATGTGTTGCATCATCTGCTCCTTCAGCACGGCGCGGCGCTCTGCGCTGATAGGGCTGTCGGTCGGGATGCCTTCCTTTGTGATGAGCGCAGGCATCTGCCCCTCGATCTTGGTCAGGCGCTCGGAGAAAGACGCAACCTGCCCCAGCAGCCAAGCCAGGGCCGCCACTACGATGGGGATTACCGCCTTCAGTACGTCTGACCAAGCCATTACCTGTACCTTGCTGTCTTTGCCGCCACCTTGGGGGGCTGTTTTACGAACTGTTTCCCGGCCTTCTTGCCTGCCCGCTTGGCACGGGTCGTAGCGGCGTACTCAGCGGGTGACAGCGCTTTGATCGCATTCTCAGGCAGGTATCGCTCCCCCGTCTTGGACGACGGTTTGCCGGACTTGGTGCGCCACTTCTGGGCACCCCAATCCTTGAGCGACTGCTGCAGGTCTTTCATTCAAAATCCTCTGCCGTCAAGCCAGCATCTTCAAATGCCAACTCTTCAAGCGCCTCTTCTGTGCCGCATGTGCAAGGACCGTCTTCGTGTACGGCGCAGTCTTCTGTGTGTTTAATCACGATACCCACCTCCGGCAGCCTTGTACTTCTTGGCCACAAGCTGGGCTTTACGGGCCGACCAACGGCCTGCGCCTGTACCGTGCGTTGCCGCCGCCTTGACTTGGCTCACGATGCGCTTGCGCAGCTCCGGCTTGGTGTAGTTGCCCGCCGCGTTGACCTTGCCGCCCTCGGCGTACTGCGTGAAGTCCGTGTCGTCACGGCGGGGCTTCTTGACCCCACCGGGCATTTTGGAGGGCATGATGGCGCCCATGCCACGACTCGGTCTCATGTCAGTACACCTTAGCCTTTCGTGCGCCCCGAGCCGCACCCCAACCTTTGACGGCTCCGCCTTTTTTGCGGGTTTGCGTTTGCAGCAGCCCGGCACCCGAACGAACAGGCACTCCGGTTTCGCTGCGCACCCCGGGAATGCCTTTGAACATCTCCGCCTGTTCCTCGTCCGTAACAAGGGGTTTTCTTGCCAACCGCCGAGAAAAATCTTTTTCGCTGTTTGGGTCGCTAAGCGGGTAGCTTGGTAGTGGCGACAAATCCACGACCCTATGAGACGCAAGCGCACCAAGAGCAGCCAAAGCCGCGAGGTCACGCCCCCGACTACGTTTTGCCATGATGGGCTCCTATCAGCAGGTGCGACCGCCCATCTTCATGCCCAGGGGCTTGCTGCCAGACATCTTGACTTGCGTGCCTTTGGTCTTACCCTTGGCAGCCAGACCGTCGCGGCTGGGAGCAGCGGTGCGCACAGCACCCATCTTGGCCTTGGTGATGCCGCCGTTGGCCATTTTCTTCATGTCTTTCATTTCGCCACCTCGTGAAAAAAGTTCTTGCTTACCCTGGTTGGTTTTGGGCCTGTTGATCACCTGCGCATCTGCGCGGCTCCCAGGCCCAAACCGCTTACCCTTGTCTGCCTTCAAAAATTCTTGACCGACAGATTTTGGGATTCCTACTCGCTTGGCGGCAACGGGGTTGTTGGCCACCATCGCCATCAAGTTGTGCTGTGCCTTACTTTTGCTCGGCATCTGCTTTCTTTCGGCGGATCAACTCCGCAAACGTCTTGCCGGAAACCATCTCCGCGATACGCATCAGCGTCCAGATCGCACCGATCAAGCCAAATACCGGCGTGAGCAATTGCAGGAACGAGCCAATGGTTGCAACCACCGAAACAATGTCCAGCACATTTTTGACTGTGTCGTGGTTCTGGCTCATGTCAGCAATTCCAAGCTCTCAAGCTTTTGTTGATGCGACTGTTCGGGTCTTTCTTTGCCTTCTCGCCGGTCAGCTTCTTCTTCATGCCTTCCATGCGGGCGCAGAAAGAGTCTCGGCGTGAGCCGCCCTCGGGCTGTGGGGGCTTGAGCCCAGGCTTGCCTGGGTTGGCCTTGTTGTAGGAGGCTCGCCCCTTGGCGTTGAGTCCGCCCTTGGGGTTCTTGCCTTCCTTGCGAGTCCATGCTGCGGTCTTAGCCATAGAACACCGTTACTTTAGCTGCATTGGGTGCCGTGCCGGGTACAGTGACGTGTATATCCGTCGTAAACAAAATCCCCTGCCCCGGAATGGGTAGTGCAATTGGTTGCGTACCTGTACCAATATTAAATCGCAGACGGATAGTGCCAGAAGCTCCCCCATCCCTGAAAATAATATCGCCCGCCGTTCCGCCCGATATGCACTGATACCCCTTCAACCGGAAACGCCCAGACACTATTGTGCCCGTAGCTTCTATATGAGCGGATAGAACGTCTGTTTGCATCGTCATGATGCGCTCCTATCAGGTCGTAGTTGCGCCGTTGAGTGCGACGATATCCCAGCCTGCCGAGGTGTAGATCAACATTGCCGTATCGCCTGCGTTGGTGAAGACGATGGTGGCGTAGCCGCCGAGGCGAGTCGTAGGGGTCAGGATAGCCGAGCCGCCATCAACAACGTGCGCAATGATCTTGATCTCGCCCACAACACCATCAGCCAGCGTCAGCGCTTGCGACGAGGCGGTAGTGGTCAGCGCCGTGAAAGCGTTGGTGATGTCCACCGCGCCCGCGCCAGACAGCGACTGCGTGCCAAGGACAACATCGGTGCCAAAGGTAGAGTTGACCGTAACAGCGCCCGTGGTGCTGTTGGTGGTGATGGTTTGAAAGCCGTTCTGTGATCGAACTGGGCCGTTGAAGGTGGTGTTAGCCATTTGATCCTCACAAGCGAGTTAACTGTGGGCGCTCTGTCTGCTTGTCGTCAGCCGGGACTGTCAGAAACGCCGGGGACCCCGGGATGGCTCCTTTGTATCATGGGCTTGGAGGGATGTCAACATATTTGAAAGACCAGCCCTTCATCGGTCCACGGATCAGCGGCTTTCCGGATTTCAGTGCCCGGTTCACGGTTGGTGGTTTGAGTTTCAGTGCCTCCCGCAGCGCAGCAATACTGGGGTACGCCGTGGCGTTTCCTGCGATGTCTGTCACCTCTACCGCCTTGCTGACCTTGGCTCCGTGATCAGGCCGTCTTTTGCCGTACCAGAAGTTGCCTTCCCCGGACAGGGCGGCGGAGATTTTGGCGCGGACTGTGGCGGGTTGAGGTTTGCCGCGCATGGTGGCCCTGCGCTTGGCTTTTTCCTCAAATGTCTGAACGCGGGTTTTGGAGGCAGCGCCGATTTTTTGCAGTGCTCTTCCTGTGTGCTTATACCCCCAGGTCGGGCTTGCCTCCCCACCGACACCCAGCATGGGGGCTGTGGCATCAACCCCCAAGTTGTAACAGTAGTCTTTACCTACGTGCTCCTTGAGCCACACGTTCTCTGCGGCAAGCAGATCGGCCTCCTGTGACAGTTCTTCCACTACAACAAAGATGAACGCCTGCTCCCCATACTTAACCCAAGCAGCTTGCAGATGGCGGTTGTTGTGCTTGCCGGTACGCAACTCCGAAAAATGCCGCGTCTTGCGGCGCTTTAAGTCTACGGCGCTGCCGACGTAAAACTTGTTGTTGACGATGTTGATGATCTTGTAAATACCTCGGGCCATACGTACTCCTTGACTTAGACACAGGCAACGCCCCGTGATCAACCCCAGTGTACCATAAGATTAACCAATAACACAGACAACAAATAAAAAGGGGGCCAAAGCCCCCTTTTTGCCTTAAGAATCAAGGACTTATCAGGTCGAACCTGACGATCCCCACATTCCGAGCGGATCCGACCAGCCGAAGCTGTAACGCTCACGGGCCTTGTAACGCACGTTGCCGGTATCGAAGTCTCCATCCATCGAGTTTGCCAGGGGCATACGCTCGAAGTGCTTCATACCGTTCGGAACGTCGGTGGTCAAGAACCATGCGTTTGGATCGGTCAAGAAGTGGTTGACGGTGTAGCCCTCGGGAATCGCGCCCATCTGCTTGATCGCGTTGATGTCGTTATCAGCAGTTGCAACCCGCAGCTCGGTGTCAAGCAGACGCTTGGCAACGAACATCAGGCTCGGGGGGATCACCATCTTGCGAGGCTTAGCAGCGATCAGCAGGCCACGCTCGTCGGTCCACGCAGCGATTTGAATCACAGCGTTTTCCAGAGCGGTCTCGTTCAAATCAACACCAGTGGTCGGGCTGTTGAAATTGACGCCACCGCCAACGAGCGGGTGGCCAACACGAGTGTTGGAGCTGTTGTTGCCAAACAAGGTAACGCCGTCACCCCCGAGGAACGCGCCGTTGAAGCCGTTGTTGATGACGGCTGCACCTTTGACCTGCTTGGTGTAGGACATCGCACGGGCCAGCGCTTTGGTGTAACGAGCAGACAGGCTGTCGTACAGGTTGTCCTCAACCGCCTCTTCGGTGATCGAGAAGCCCAGAGCAATGGTCTCGTGGGTGTAGCGGGCGGTAAACGCTTCCTGTGCGTTGTCGTAAGCGATGGCAGAGCCCTCGTTCTTGACAGGTGCAGCAGAGAAGCCAGCCAGCTTGGTCTCTTCTTCAAAGCTACGCTCCGATTTCTCGGTCTCGTAGATTTCCTTGTGCTCTTCGCCGTAGCGGGCGTACTCCATACCAAACAGGGCGTTCAAGCCTGGGAGCAGCTCTTTGAGCAGTTGTGCGCGTGAAATTGCCATTTTTCAATACTCCTTACAGACCAACGGCGTTGGTGAAGCTATGGTAGCCGGGGTTGATCTTCACATAGACATCAGTGAAGGCGTCGCCCACAACCGAAAATCCCTGCACGTTGGGAAAACCCACAACACGGAAGGCCGCAGTGGTGGTCACAGCCGAGGAACCTGCCACGACAGAAGCCGTAGAGTTACCAGTGCTCGTGCTACCAGTTGCCACAGCGCCAGTGCTGAAGAACAAGTTTGCACCCACAGCGGCTTGCGTCACAGAGCCAGCGGACTGGACCTGAAACACGACGTTGGGATCGTCAACAACCTGAGCCTGAACCACGCCGGTGGTGCCAGTGGGGTAGTACTGCGAGAAAATCAACTGCCCTTGCGCGTTGAAGAACGAGCAGCCAACGAACACGCCCACGATACCTGTGTTAGCGGTACCCACGGGGAAGCCGTTAGTCGTCGCGTCAGCGCCGGTTGCAGTTGCCACAGCCAAATAGCCGTTTGCATTCACATACACGGGCGAGCCGTTGAAAATGTTTGCGGCGGTACCTGCGGGGTCAATGAGATAAGTACGGGTTGCACCTGCATATGGGGTGCCACCCAACTGATTTACGGGCTTAAGCCCGTAGGGGGCTGCTACTGATGCCATTTAAGGACTCCTTGTTACTTTGAACCAGAACCAAACCCGGCACCGCGTGTCGTGGAGGATTTTTTCTCCGCAAACAGGGGCATGCGCGGGTCGTTGTTGCGCAAAAAGTGGTTATCCACTGAGTCCATCTGTCCCTGAGCTTGCTTGTTGTAGTACTCCTGACGGGCGCGATAGCGTTCGGTCGGCATCTTGCAGAGCATGAGTCCGCCAATCTCCACGTTGCCCGTTTTCTCATTACCCAAGAGCATCAGTTCTGGATGGTCTGTCGCTTTCACCGGCTCCCAGCCTTCACGCATCTTTTGGGACACGTTGGTAGGGTTTGCCTGCCCAAGGATATGAGTACCAACCCAATGGTAAACCCACCCTGGCTCAGGTGTCGGATCAGGCAGATTGCTCGGCGGTACGTATACAGCGCGAGCGGTTTTATCGCGGGACTTCAACTCCCGGGCAGTGCGATCTTGAGTTTCAACCATTTTGGGCCTCCAGTTTCAAAACTTCCTGTGCATACTTTTGCGGATCGAGATTGAATTTCTTAACCAACGCAGCTTGCGATGGCGTAAGCTCAACCCTTCTCTTGCCCGTCGAACGACTGGCAGGAGCCACAACAGATGCAGGTTTTCTAGCTGGTGCCGTGGAAGAACCTTGCGACCGTTGTTTTTCTTCCGCGCCCCCAAAAATCTCTGGGAACTTGGAATGTACGCGAGCATCTATCTGCTCGAAATAATCATCACTGCGGGGGTCTACCCCGTTTGCAACTAGCTTTTGATGCAGCCCTAGTGCGTAGCTGGTAATTTCCTCAAACCCGTCCGAGCCGAACCACTGGTTTTTTGCCTGCCAGCGCAGTGTCTTTTCGTCGGCCCGCACCTGTTGGTTTTGCGGTTGTTGTCTTTGTACATCTTCTTGCGGCTCTTGTAAAGTGGGTGCGCGCATATTTTTTGCACTCTGCGAGTCCCACTTGGCTTCGGCCAGGGCTTCCTGGGCGGCAATGATGGCGTCAGTATCAAACGCCTCCTGCGCGGCTTTGAGGTCTCGCCGGGCTTTCTCAAGCTTGGCTTCCGCCGCTTGGTTGGCCATCGTCATGTACTGCTCGGTGCCCGACTGCACATACTGCTTGAGACGCTTGTTCTCGTCCACCATCGCTTGCGCCAGCCGCTCCAGCTCTGCCTTCTCGCGGGCCAGGGCTTCTTTGGCCCGGCGCTCGTCGTGGCGGGCGTGGGTCAGCTCCTTCAGGCGCTTTTTGACGCCCTCGGTGTAACTGTCCAGCTCGTCATCGGTGGGGTCTGAGACCTCCCGATCCAACGGTTTACGGCCCCGGTCACGCTCGGGGGTGTCGTCTACGATCTCAATCTCGACATCGCTTTCACCCGATGTCGTAATCTCGATCTTGTCGTCCTTGTCGTCCTGCTCGTCAGGAAACTTAAATTCACCTGTTGCCATGAGTACTCCTTATGCGCGTGTAATGCCACGCGGGTCTTGCACCACTGCATCCACCTGATCGTCATTGATCAGACGGAACTCCTTGCCAAAAATCTTGAACCGCGTACCCGAATAGGTGCGCACCAAGATGAAATCGCCCTTTTTGCACCACGCCCCGTTTGGAAACTTGGCTTGGTCTTTGTACGCGTCGGGGCCGACATCCAAGACGAACAGCACCGTGGTGGCGTGTTCTTCTTGTTTAACAAATGACGTAGGTTTAACCAACTCCAGTGTGGTTCCCTCGTACTTTTCAGATACTTCGGGTACAGCGCACAGCAATTTCCACCCGGTAGGGGACGGCAGGCTGGTCGCTTTTTCCTCCGCTGTTGCGTTGGGAGCTGGCGCATCCATTGTCTGGATGGGATCAGGCAGTGCAAATGCACCGGGGGAGAGATCAAGTTCACTCATCGGCTTTTTCAACTTTCTCTGCAAGGTCGATTAAATGACGCTCTGCGATAGCGAGACCCTGGATCACACCGCAGAGTTTTTGATACTCGTCAAATGAGCGACATGCTCCGCCGGCCAAGTCATCGGCGTAGTTGTTCATGTCGGTGCGTATCTTCTCGCGCAGTACGCGTGCGAAATCTTGGATCATTTAGCTGGTTTCTCCTTTTGTTGCTGCTGCATGCGCTGCGCAGCCATCTGGTCTTTAGTCTTGGCGATGTCAACGCCCATGCGAACGCCATCGCGCTGCTGCTCGGCGGCCAACCTCTCTGTGTCGAGACGCGCTTTGAGAGACACCTTGGTGCCCTCCAACTGCATGCGTGCGGTCAGCTCCTCGCGCTTGAGCGCCAGCTCGTCGGCCCGGGCGGCAGCGTCCACCGCCATCTGCTTCTCTTTGAGCTGCAGCTCCTGCCCGCGTAGCTGCAACTCTTGCTGCTGCATCTGAAGCACGGGGTCTTGCGCCTGCTGCTGCGCCTGCTGCTGGGCTGCCTGCGACTGGCTCTGCTGGAGCACCTGCTGGGCGGCTTGGGCCATCATGGCTGAGAGCTGCAGCTCGATCTCTGGCGGCAGCTTCTCGTCCTGTGGCGGCAGCGGCATGCCGAGCTGCTGCTCAATCTTCTGCCTGTATGCGAACCCAACGTGCTCTGCGATGTGCGCCGTCATGGCTGCCTGAATCTGCGGCGCTCTGGGGTTCTGCCCCACGAGCTGCATGATGATCGGATCCTGCATGGCCGAGGTGTGTACCTTGATGTGCGACTCGTGGTCCTGGTACATGAACGCCTTGAGCGGCTCACCCTTAAGCGCAGCCATGTTCTCCGAGACCGGGTCTTTCGGTTTCTGATCGTCCTCCAGCGGCACAAGCTCAGCGGCGTTCTTGATGCCCAGCACCTCCAACATACCCCTGTGCAGCTTGGGCAGGTCGTAGATGTCCGGGGCCATCTGCGCCATCTGGATGACGGCTTGGTACTGGACAACGCGTTGGCTCATGGTGGCCGCGTTGGGGTCGCTGACCGGGATGATCTCGACGTGGCTGTAGTCTGACTTCTTGGCCTTGCGCGGTGCATCGACCGGCTCGTAGTCGTAGTCGTCGTCCGTGTAGTCGCGGATGAGCCCGGCCAGCAGCTTGAGCTCCTGCTTGAACGAGAAGTGCAACCGGGCCGAGACCGCCGTCATCACTTTAAGCTGGCGCTCCAGCAACGCCAGCGTGGTGCCCACCGGAGCCTGCGCCGACATGTCGCTGACCTTCATGTCCGCCGTTGCAGCGAACCTGCGCCCCTCCTCGACGATCTTGTCCATGAGCCCCGCCAGCACAGCCGACGGCTCTTTGTACGGCAGGGGCAGGATGTTGTCCCGCAGCGCCCCCGAGGAGATGTCCACGTCGCGGAACTCGCCCGGAGCGATGGGTGTGTCGTCGCCTTTGATGCGCAAACCACGGGTTTTCAGCCCCCCGGGCAGGTTGGACAGCGTACCTGCATCCACCAACTGGCGCATGATGCTCGTTGCGCTCTTGGCGTAGCCCCCGATCAGGTGAAAAAGGCCAAAACCGTACGCTCCGAAGCCCGGAATGTACTGGTAGTGCACAAAATGCTGCCGTTTGAGGTGCAACGTGTCGTCCGGCGACCAATTTCTGCGGATGGCCAGCACCTCGTTGCTGCCTTTTAGCACCGTCACCACGTACGGCAGCGTGATCCCCAGCGGTTGACCGTCCTCGTCACACTCAGTGTGCTCGTCGCCCTTGATCACGAGGTCAACATGGCTCTCGTACAGGGTGTATCGGTCGTCGTTGAGGTCCGAAAAGCCCGTCTCCTTGTCCTTGGCCTGCTGGATGTCGGTCTTGCTCTTGTCTGGGTCGGGCAGCTCGATGTCGCGGTAGAAGCCCGCCTGCTGCAGCTTGATGATCTCGCTCTTGGTTTTACGCAGTGTGTGGGTCACCCGGTAGCAGGTGTCCAAGTCAGTCGTCCCGTAGGGCAATATGATGTCCTCGGCGGGCACAAACATACTGACCTGTCGCCCCAGGCTGGGGTCGTAGTAGACCTTCTTGAACGCCGAGCCGGTGGCCGGCAGGCTCCAGAGCATGCGCTCGTGCTCTGGACGGAACTCGCGCATGACCTCGGTCAGCTCGTAGTTCATGTCGTCCTGCACCCGGTCTGCAGCCTCGTCTTTCTCCGGCGTCTGTCGGCCAACGATCTTGGTCTTGACCGGGCCCTGGGCCGGGAACGTCTCTGTGATCGACTCCGACTGGAACCTGACCACCGCCTCGGTGATCATCGGGTGGAACACGCCACAAGCGCCGTCCCACGGCTCCGTGCGCTCCTCGTACTGCAGCCCCAACAGTTTCAAGCCCTGCACGTAGGACTTCTCCCACTCCTTGCGTGAGCCCAGGTCGTTGGTGATGTCATCGGCAAGCTCGCCAGCCAGCGTTGCCAGCTCCCCTGCGTCGAGCTCGTCGGCAAGGTTGGCCGCAAACGGATCGTCGTCTTCACCCGGGGTGATGGACAGCTCAAGGCCGCCTGCCTGGATGTTGACCTGCTCGGGGTCAACGATCTCAATCTCAATGGGCGCTTCGTCCTGCGCAAGCTCCTCGATGCCGGTAGGGGCGCTGTAGAGCGCCTTGTCGATGTTGGTGGCCATAGTGTGTCCTTAATAGTAGGCGCGGGCCCGGCGTTTGAAAAACCGTGGCTCGTCGGGCTCGTCGCTCTCAAGTGCGATAAAGCCGCCTTGCCTGAATCGTAACAGTGCCTGTGACGTGGTGTCCACGTAGTCGTCGTTGTCTCCGTTGGGGAACGACGCCACCTCCTCGATGACCTCCCGGGCCCACCGGGT